ATAGTTTATCATATATTTTTTAAAATGACAATACTAATTTTAAAAAAATTTAAAATATACAAAAATTTGACCCTAAAATAGGGGTGTTTGACCCTCTTAGTCCTTTTTTGACCCCCTCGCAAAGCATTGAAAAATAAAGGTAAAATAGTAATTTAGGGTCAGGGGGTCATTTTTTTAATATACTACGTATGCGAGAGAAATTAAAACACATATATATTACGCGTGTATAATAGATAAGAGAATTTTTGACCTTTTGACCCTAAAACTTAATTTCTTGTTGATATATCTACATATGCAAGAGGGTCAAGGTTAGGGTCAGTTAGGGTCAGGAGGGTCAAATTAGGGTCATTTTTACTAATTTAATAGTTCATATTATCTATTATTATATCATTTATATTTTTTATGTTGACAAATATTTTATTATATGTTATATTATTTGTGAATGGAGTTGGTGGTTATGGGTAGTAATAGACAGAAGATTATCAATAAAGATGATCCTTATGATGTTAAAAAAGAAAAGTTTATGCAAATTACTAATCATAGTCCTAAGTCCATTAATAATAAGAATGGTCAGGAATATATGAGTGATCCTAATACTATTAAGTTTATGGATTCTCTAATTAAAAGAAGTTTTAATTCTAGTGGTGTTGGTAGACCATATTCATTTGAGAGTGTTGAGTCATTAGAAAAGGATATCACTGATTATATTAAGTTATGTTATGAAACAAGTACTATTCCGACTGTTAGTAGTGCTAGTATGTGGTTGGGTTGTGATAGGGATACTTTATATAATCATGCCAATAATTCGAACTCCCCATTTTTCGGCACGTGCAAAAAATTAATCAATGTTTGCCAAGTTGCAATGGAAAATGGTGCGATAAAAAACAAAATGAATTCTGTTCTTTATATGTTTTTATCTAAGAATTATTTTGGTCTAAAAGATGATAAAAATATAAACGTATCTGCACAACAAGGATCTTCTGTAAATTCCCAAGAGACAGCAGAAGCTCTTCGAAAACAAATCGAAGAAGAGAATACCCCAACGGCAAAAATTGTCGTTGAGGACTAACAATGTTAGCATTGTAATTAAAGACACTACCCCCACGAATCCCCCACACGTGAGGTGTAGATAGATCAGTGGGGTTCGGTTGAATATTATAAAGTTTGGTTATACAGGAAATAGTTTTTTCAATCATTCCTTACGTTTTTCCTGTTTAACATAGATATTTTTTATTCATTTTTCTTTCATAGAGTAGTCGTTTATCCTTAACTTTCGACTACTCTTTTCTTTTGGTATAATCAGATCATTAGCTAGAACATGGATAGAACTTTTCTGGAATTATTCTGTGATTCCCTACCAAATCTCTTTTGGAGATGAAAAAAATTGCCAATAAAAAAAGAGGGGGGAGGGGGGTCCAAATAATTGTGGCAGGTTATGCGAATTGCGTTTCACCTAACCTACCCTACTTTGAAAAAAAATTTTTTGATGTTGGTTGTAAAGTGTTTTACAATTTACTTTACATGTAAATTTACAGTAAACTTTTACACTTTTTTACACGCTTTAAAACGCTATAAAAACGCTATATAAAGCGCGTTTTTTAGACTAGTATAATTATACTAGTAAACAAAAAAGACGCGTCAAAACGCGTTAAAATTAGTTATATATTATTATAAAATAACTTGTAAACGCGTGAACGCTTGAAAAAATGCGCTTTTTTCTGCTGTTCTGCGCTTGTTTTTTTGGTTGATCCTGGGTTGATTCGTTCTGCTGGTCCTGGTCGCGTTTATAGAATAGATCTATCTTTTATAATTGGTTTTATAGGTGGTTTTTATTCCTATAAAATACCAAAAAAAAGAAGACTTTTTTTTAGTCTTCTTTATAATTGGATTCAATCTTTTCTGTTATAGGATCAATTGTTTTATAGTAACGTTTATATCCTAATTCTATTTTATATATACATTCAATCGATTCTATAACTGAGATATCTTTATTATTAATATAATAACGCGGTTCGATAGCTTCAAACGCTTCAAGCGCTTCTGGTAACGTATAATAGTTTTTAGAAAATATGTTGCAATCATACCAGAAGGATCCTCGCTTGTAATAACTTGCTGTTTTTTGTAATTTTATCATTTTATGATTCTATATAATATTTTAAGTAATTACCAAGTTCTGATCCGCAGTTATAATATTTTAGTTCATTTATACAGTTTTTATAATCAATTGAATCCATGTATATAATATTTTCTATAGTTAATTCAAAAAAACCGTTGATCCATGGTGAACTTGGGTTCGCTTCAATTGGTAAAATGTAAAGCGTTAATCCTTCATAACGTGATGGATTGTTAATAATATTATATACTTTTTTTTCTGATATTCTGGTTAAGTTTTTATTTTTATATGTTATGTTTTTATACTTCATAATTTACCTCCATTAATATGTTTTTATTCCTAATAAATAGCTATTACTATTTTTACATGTTATATTTACCATGTATGGTTGCTTTTCACTTATAAAGATAGATCCATCTTTACAACCTGATATTTTCAAGATTCTCTTAATCATGTTATAATTAACGTGAATATCTTTATTTTTTATATAATATATTTTATCTTTTTTGAAGTCTTCAAGATCTTCTGGTTTTATATCACTAAAGTTACATATAAAGATATTATAATCGGATTCGCTGTTTGTATCGTAATATTTTTTTATAGAATCAATTATATTATTTTTTGTAACCGTTCCATATATATTTTTTATTTTATTTATTCTATTATAATTTTTTATGTTATTATTATTTAATCTTATAAAGCTATAACCATCGGTTATAAAATTATTATTTTTTTCTGGATCGTATATAATACCTTGTATCCCGTCTTTATTGGTTCCATGTTTATAATATATTTTTACATCGTTAATCATTTTTTATTTACCTCCCTTTATTGTAAAGCTGTAACCATCTTCTGCATTTATTCGCGCTTGGTAACATCTATTCTTTATTATTTTTACGTTTGAGAATCCATCTTCAACGCAACCAAGTACAGCAGGAACGCCGATTCCATAACTGATGGATCCGTCTTCATATAAACCATAAACGCGCGATCCATCTTTTTTATAGAATTCTTTAAAACCTGTTGATCTATTTACTACTTTTTTTCTTAGACTTGTTTTTATTTTATATATATTTTTTAATAGGTTTAGTCCTTCAGATAGAGCGGTACTCCATCGATCGTAACCGTAACCGCCGATTCTATTACCTGTAATGTTAAAATGTATATAATCATTTTCATCATATGGCGCGTTTATATCTTCTGTTTTTTTGGTAATATAACCGTAAACATCATAAAATACTGAAGACGCGTTATTCTTACTATATATAATTACATTGATAGATCCTTCTTTTATATCTTTATATGTTAACTTTTCAATCGCTTTTTTTAATTCTTTTTTATTTTCAATTATTTCCATTTTCTATTCCTTCTTTCTTTATTCTTAACTTTTTATTTTTTATTTTTTATTTTATAATTGTAATTGATCTGTTGTGACCTTCTGATGTATAACTGTTACTGTTTAGCTTTTCAATTCTCATACTGTAACAACATACATATACAATAAATAGTAAATATATGAATGCTATTACAAGCGCTGTTTTTATTGGTTGTTTTAACTTATATTTTTTTTTCATTTTCATTCATTCCCTTCTTTCTTCATCTTACATACTTATTTTACCATATTATAAAATATCAGTCAATAAAAAAATATAATTTTATCATATAATTTTATTTTATATGTAAACTGTTTACTATAACTGTTTTTTATATACAGATCTATTGATTGGATCTATTCTTTTATATTTAGATCTATTGATTGGATCTATTCTTTTATACTTATCTTTATTCCTGGTTATATACTCTATATGATCCGCGCTTGTTTGATTCTTTTTTATGTTTGGTTTTATTAATGGTTTTATATGTGGTTTTATAGATTGGATCTATCTTTTATTATTTTTTTTTTGGTATATGTTTATAAAATACTAGGATCAACCCGCCACGCGTTCGCCGTTGGTTGCGTTCGTCTGCTGGTCCTGGTCCTGATCCACTCGCACGCCCTCAACCCTAGCACACAACCACGAAAACCGCGATTT